TATCTTGCTGGAACTCGAATGTAATAATCAGTTACGTTATCGTTCATTTTCTTTCCAGTTTTAATTGTGTATCCGCTGAACATTCTTACGAATTGTAAAATATATCTTCGAATTTGATTGTCATAGAAATGATTTTGCATATTAATCTACCTTTGGTCTTACTGCTTTTGACAGATTGACTTTTGATGTAATAGTAGTACCGTCATCTAGTACTACTGAGCCACTATTGTTAATAAATTGATGATGTAATGCATGTCCAACTTCCCAAGCACCATCGTCATCGTTTATTCTGTACCATTTATTCTCTCTGTACTGGAATAATCTTGATGGAGTATAGTCACTTCTCAAGAAATATGTATTATCAGTTGGTGCTGTAGGAAATGTTCTTCCATGTGCCACTGTTGCATAATCTACATCGTCTGGATGATTACTTGGAGTTGCATACATTAAATTGTTTGTTCTATAATCCCAATACTTTCCGGGTACATTGTCTTTTGCTTCTCTGACTACAGCATCAGTTATTTGTAATTCTTTATTGTAAGTAGATAAAATGTTTTTCAAATCACCTGCCTCTTCGCCAGTACCAAGTATATCTGCGTATTCTTGAGTATCTTGTAATTGTTTACAACGAACGCGCCAAATGTGTGGCCACCAACCTGCATCAAATCCACTAGCATCTTTTGATGCTTCTTGGACTACCCAGTATTGATTGACTCCATCTTTTTCAATGCCGTCATTGCCTTCTAGCATCATATCTTCACGCATATGCGGAAGTTCGATAACATCGCCAGTCATCAATTTTCTACCTATCATATTTACCATCTCGTTTAGATGTAAGGTAAATACTTGTTGGTCATTGCCAAGAAACATACCAAATTGAGATAACTCAAAGTCTTGGTCAGATAAAGTGTATACGCCTCTTAGGTCGAATACATCTTTTTCGTATTTTCTATCACGATTTTCTAGAAAGAGTAAATCTTGTATAGCCGGGTCGGCAGGGTCATATTCTGGGTCAGTTTCATCTTGTGAACTAATATACTTATGAACCAGAAGCGATGTTCCGCCATGGTCAAAATGTGCTTTGACTGTCTTATCAGTAAATTTGTAATCGTTTCCCTTTTTGGGATTCCACATACTAAGTCTTGGCATTTTAAATGACCTCCGTATTACAGTGTAATTTCTTTCTATTTTGCCAATATGGCATAATATTCTCCGTTCAGTACTTGACTTCTATCAGTATTTATCATATAATATAGTTATATAAATAAATAAACAAATAAACAATAGCAGAAAGTTATATGGCAATGAGCAAAGACATCGGGTATATCACATTAAAAGAAGTAATTCCTCCTGTGGTAATACGGCAGTTTAAATTATGGGCAATGAACCCAGCAAATATACATCGTGGAAACGCGGTAAACGGGACGTACTACGCTAAACACAGAAAAGGTAGAGAATATAACGTTTGTTGGAGTACATCGCCACCTGAAGAGATGTGGCGCCCTGTGATTGATATTTTGAGAACACACATTGATTCAATGTTTCAAGATACAGAGTGGAATATTCATATAGTTGATACTATCACTACAAGACCAGGAAGTTCAAAGATTAGGGCACATATTGATATTCCCTATCGATTCGAAGAATATGCACATGTATCTAACGATGAAACTCTGGGAGTACAAATTATTGTCCCACTAGATACATTCACATTGCAGAATGGAGCAACTGCTTTCTTACCCGGTTCACATGCTAGTCAATTTTATTACAAAGATATTGAAGAAAATCAAGAAGATTATGACACATTATTGACAACAGAGGGCATGCAATTTGTTTCACATCCGGGAGATGTATTGATATATAATTCAAGAACATTACATAGTACTATGCCTAATAAAAGTAATTTCTATCGCAGTGCATTACTAATAAATGCAGTTGCCACATCGGTCATGCCAACAATCAAACGAGTAGATAACAACACAGATCATAAAAAAACTTGACAAATTGATGAATGTATGCTTTAATAGTATTAATAAAGCTATATAATTGGAGAAGTGGACTAAGATGGCAATCAAAATGGCAAAAAGAAAAAAGAATGTAGTACGTAAAGGAAGATTCGCAGATGAAATGTATATCGGACCAGAACCCGAATGGGAAGGCGCTGAGAACTGGAATGGCGAGAAATATTATAGAGAACGAACTAGAGTTATATACTACTATCGTTACTTCTACAGTTCATCAGACTTCAAGTCATGGATTGTCGATTGGATGGAAACAAACGGATATGAAAAGAAAGATATTGACATGATTAATCACGTTCCAGATTATGAGATTGGAGCATCATCGGGTGGATATGCAAAAGCATTACGAAGAGGTATGCCAGAGAATCACACTGGAATATCTGAATATCTAAAACCAATGCAAGGATTGACGTTTGATACTATTCCAGATGCAACTGAAATTGTTAAAACTGATGTTACACGATTGATAGAATTGGGCTCAACACTTGCAGTAGAGAAAGAAGCAGAAACTAAAAAGACTTCAACGAAGTATAGACCTTCTATTCAATATCTTTTACAACAAAAAGCATTAGAAATGTCAGAAGAGATTGAAGACTTCGTAAGTGACTATGATAATTCAAAAGAGATGTTAGTTGATTTTGATCCACAGAGAATATTATTGATTGCTGGTGCAAAGCCAAATCATCTTAATGTAATCTCAAAATTATATGCTCCGATGCTGGCAGACTTAGATGAACTTATCAATCCACCGAATCTAAAAAAGATGGACGAAAGAGAACAAGACATGCATGAGCAACTTAAAGAGTGTTATGCTAACTTGTCTAAAGCCGACATCAAGAATCAACATAAGATGTATCTTACTATAATTACTGCATGTGAGAATATGGTACTAAAAGCCAAGGCTTCAAAGGCTCCACGTAAGAAGAAAGCAATCAGTAAAGAAAAAATGATTAGTAAGTTCAAATATCTAGACCATCATACAGATACAAAGTCAATCAGTGTTCATCCAAGTGAGTTAATAGGTGCCAATGCGGCAATCGTATACAATTCTAAGACGAGAAAAGTAGGAATATATTATGCTAGTAATATAGATCCAACTGGAATGGGTAGAGAAGGCTCTGGATTGAGTGTCAAGGGTACAACTATCATAGGTTTTAATGAAGCAAAGAGTGTTCAAAAAACATTACGGAAACCAATTGAACAGTTGCCAAAGTTTAGAAAAGCAACTAAACGTTCATTACCAAAAGAGTTCGAGGCCATTAATAGTGTTGAGATTAAAATGAACGGCAGATTCAATGAACATAGTTTGATTATAAAAGTTTTTTGATAAATACTGTTATAAATGAACACACATAGTTCATGTTAACGATATTTTGAGGGTCAAACGATGGCAAAGCAACGCAATAAAATAAAAAACGATACAATTAAGCAAATCAGATTGTTATTAGGTGATGGTATGATTGATATCGAACTAGATCCAGAACATTATGATCTAGCAGTTGATATTGCGTTAGAAAAGATTAGACAACGTTCTGAGAGTTCAGTAGAAGAAGACTTCTATACTATCCAACTTGAAAAAGATGTCGCTGAATACACTCTTCCTGAAGAAATAGTAGAAGTAAAGCAGATTCACCATCGTTCATTTGGACATGGTATCTCTTCTGGTGTTGATATGGACCCATTTGAATTAGCATATGCGAATTCATATTTCTTTATGAATAATCATATTGGAGGTATTTCAACATACGAATTATTCTCTCAGTACCGTGAAACACTAAACAGAATTGCGGCAACTGATATTCAATTTATATGGAATCCAGTGACTCATAAGATTAAACTTCTAAGAAGAATGAGAGCAAGTGAAATTGTTTTACTTCACGTATATTTAGAACGCCCAGACGAACAACTTCTAGTAGACCCATATTTAAAATCATGGCTAAGAGATTACGCATTGGCTATGTGTAAGAAAATGATTGGCGAAGCACGTTCTAAATTTTCTACACTACCTGGCGCACAAGGTGGAGTTTCGTTAAACGGCGAAACAATGAAAGCAGATGCAAACGCAGACATAGATAAATTAGAAATGGAATTAAAACTCTATATTGGTGGTTCTTCACCACACGGCATCATGATCGGATAACGTGTTCCATCCTAAGAACAGTAAAAGCCCATGTATCAGCGTATGCAAATACAATGAGAACAAGTATTGTATTGGATGTAAACGTCATATGACTGAGATTTTTGACTGGCTCGATTATAATGATGAAATGAAAGACGCCATATTAGAAGATATAAAAGAACGCGATATAAATAAATCATAAACCATTAGACATTCGCACTCTGATGTGTTATAATGTAATCTAGATAAAGGATATTAGATTATGATTATAGGCATTGCAGGTTTAATCGGCTCAGGTAAAGGTACAGTTGCAGACATTCTCGTTGAGCAACACAATTTCACTAAAATAAGTTTCGCAGATAAGTTGAAAGACGGAGTGGCGGCTTCATTTGGATGGAACAGAGAACTACTAGAAGGCGACACAGACGAAAGCCGAGCGTGGCGTGAAACTGTTGACGAATTTTGGACAAACGAAACAGGCAGAGAAATTACTCCTCGATTAGTACTTCAAGAATTCGGCACAGACTGTATGCGTAATGGATTTTATGATGGTATTTGGGTAAGTCTAATCAAGCAAGAGATATTAAATAATCCAGAAACAAACTATGTTGTTCCCGATGTACGATTCAAGAATGAAATTGATGTAATCAATAATTTGGGTGGTAAGATTTGGAATGTCAGACGAGGTGAACTACCTCAGTGGTGGGGATATGCGATACAAGACAATCATCATCCCGCATCATCGCTAATGAAAGATTATCATCCTGACGTCCATCAAAGCGAATGGAGATGGATAGACAAAGATGAAACGTTTGGCAATATACTACATAATGATGATAGTATCGAGTCGTTATATAGTCAAGTTTCGACAACGTTGTCTACGTAGTTAACCCTTAAAACAGTGTTTTTTCTTAATATTGACTAAATAGTACTAGCAAATCAATTCAAACAAACGGAGAAATCACATGGCTACATTAGTATCACCCGGAGTATCAGTCACAGTAAGTGACGAGTCGCAATATGTCGCGGCAACACAAGGTACCCTACCATTATTAGTTATTGCAACAGCAAGTAACAAAACAGACGCATCTGGCAGTGCAACCGCAACTGGTACATCACCAGCAAATGCAGGTGTTGCCTTTTTAGTATCGTCACAGAGAGAATTAACAGAAACATTCGGCGAACCAAATTTTTATTCAGTCGGTGGTTCAGTTGTACAAGGCGCAGAGACAAGTGAATATGGTCTCTTGGCAGCATATCAATATCTAGGTGTATCGAACAATGCTTATGTTATTAGAGCAGACGTAGACCTAAAAGAATTAGAAGCATCTTCAATAGAGCCAGCAGGCGTAATCACAAACGGTACGCATTGGCATAATACAGCAGTTACAAAATTTGGATTATTTAAATACTCTGGAACGGCTTGGGTAGCGGCAACAGCAACAGTTTTAAATGATGAGCCAGGAACAGGAAATGTTCATAGTTCTGGAGATCCACAAACTTGGTACGGTTCAACTGGCGACTTCGCGATTGTAACAGGTGGAAGTTCTAGTACTTCAATTTCATATTATGAAAAAGTTGGAACTTCGTGGCTTCAAACAGGCGCAACCGGTTCATCAAACTTTCAATTCTCTACATTTGCACCAACTACGAAAAAAGATGGCGTAACAGCATTATCTTCAGGCGATGTATATGTGCGTTTAGCAATACCAGATGGTGGATTAGATGTACAATTGGGAAGATATGATACTACTTCAGGATTGTTTACTACAGTACAAGCACCAGTTTATGCTTCAGACGACATAGCATCATCTTCATTGATGGACGCTGGTGATGTATATACTAAAAATCATGCAACATTAGGTGAGTTATATTTAAAACGTCACACTGGCGCAACAACATCAGTATTGACTTCTGGTATAGTGCCAAACACAGCGGCAATTATTACTTCATTTACTCTTGAGGGTGTAGCATTTGCTAAAACATCAGCAGTCTCATTAGATGCATTAATCACAGAGATGCAGTCAAACGTAACATTAAACACTGCAAACGTTAACGTTGAAAAAGTTGGAACAAACAAGATTCGTTTCACTAAGACTGACGGCAACGAACTTAATTTAGTATTTACTGTAGGTCCAAGTGCAATAGGTTTCTCAACTGCTACTAACGTAGCATCTGTTTGGGAATCATTAACGAATACATCAAAATCAACTCAAATTACAGGCACAATCGCAGAAGGCACTATGTGGCACAATGCAAGTCTGAAAGTTGAAATTCTAAAGAATGTAGCAGGTACATGGACTAAGAATGCATGGTCAGAAGATGCAGACAGTATCCTATCATCAGAACTACAGTTAATGTCAAGTGCACCTAAAAAACGCAAAGACGGAACAACTGCATTAGCGGCTGGCGACATCTGGATGGACAGCGATGCTGTTCCTTATCCTACAGTATATCGTCATTCAGGTTCAGCATGGGTCAAGTTAGACAATGCAGACCAATCATCTATTAACGGCGTAGTATTCAGTCATTATTCATATGATGCACCTTATGATGCAGACGGCGTTGCACGTGATGATACAACTCCACATGCTTTAGCGGAAAATGCATCTTTCTACCCAGAAGGTATTTTGATGATTAACATGGATTACACTACTTATAACGTTAAGAAACATACTAACGGTAAGTGGGAATGGGCATCAGGTGTTAACACAGATGGTTCAGGCAAGTTTGGTTCAGTTGCACAACGACACATGGTTGTTACAGCAATGCAGGCAGCAATTTCGGCAAATACTGGAATACGCTCTGAAGCAGTTTATTTTAATCTAATTGCATCTCCAGGGTACCACGAGTTAATGGACGAAATGATTACGTTGAATAAAGATAAGAAAGAAACAGCATTCGTTATCGGCGACTGTGATATGACATTGAAATCTGATTCAACATCATTAAAAGCATGGGCTTCAGCAAATGTACCAGCAGAAACTTACGCGGCAATTTATTATCCGCATGGTTTATCAACTGACTTGGCAGGCAATGACGTAGTTATGCCTTCATCAGCGATTGCATTAAGAACTTATGCATTCTCAGACCAAGTATCATTTCCATGGTTTGCTCCAGCAGGACTTACACGTGGCGTAGTATCAAATGCTTCTAAACTTGGTTATGTAAACTCAGAAAATGAGTTTGTTAAAGTACAACTAAGTGAAGGCCAACGTGATGTTCTTTACTCAGCAAGAATTAATCCAATAGCAGACTTCCCGAACACTGGAATGGCTGTTTATGGACAGAAAACTACACAAGCAACTTCTACTGCTCTAGATAGAGTAAACGTTGCACGTTTAGTTAACTACATGCGTCATAACTTAGACCAAATGTCTCGTTCATTCTTATTCGAGCAAAATGATAAGATTACTCGTGATAATATGCTAGATGCAGTTGAACGTTTTTGTGGTAGACTTGTTTCACAAAGAGGCTTATATGACTACGTAGTTGTATGTGATGATTCAAATAACACACCAGCACGTATCGACAGAAATGAGTTATGGGTTGATGTTGCAATACAACCTGCTAAATCAGTAGAATTTATTTATATTCCACTTCGTATTCGTAATACAGGCGAAGCACTATAATCTAACTCTAGTTTAGTTAAAAACCCCTCCTTAGTGAGGGGTTTTTTATTGCCTGGACTCGGAGATGATAAATACAGTAATGCGAATCAATGAAGTAATATTATACGAAGAACAACTAGATGTAACATCAGTTATAAATTCGTCTATCAAAAAATTAGCCAAAGTATTCAAAGACAACAACTATGAATTAAGAATCGTAGGTGGTGCTGTCAGAGATATTGCTTTGGGTAAATCACCTAAAGACATCGACTTGGCAACAGATGCCACTCCAGATGAGATGATGGCTATACTTGATAAAGCAGACATCAGACATAAACCTACCGGTTTAGAACATGGAACTATCACAGCAATCTTAGACAAAGAACCATTTGAAATCACAACATTACGTGCTGATAAAGAAACTGACGGAAGACACGCAGAAGTAGAATTTGTACGCAGTTGGGAAGAAGATGCCAAACGCAGAGACTTGACATACAATGCTATGAGCATGGATATGGAAGGTAATGTATTTGATTACTTTAATGGAATGGATGACTTACAAGATAAAGTCAGTAAGTTTGTGGGTGATGCTGAACAAAGAATTACAGAAGATTATTTACGTATACTAAGATACTTTAGATTTCAAGGTAGACTTTCAACTCCATCATGGAACGAAGAAACATTACAAGCAATCACTTCAAATGTAAATGGTTTACAAAAAATAAGTGCTGAACGTATTTGGCAAGAAATGAGCAAAGTTCTTTCAGGACAAAACGTTGCTGATGTTTTAAATCATATGACTAAAACAGGTGTTAGTAAAGTTATTGGATTAACAACAAACGATTTAAACAAGATAGTAGACAGTGGTAATCCTATTGTAGCATTAGCACAGATGGGTAACACAGTAGACATAGCAAAACGTTGGAGATTGAGCAACAATGAAGCAGTTCTGTTAGACTTTTTAGTCAAGAACAAAACTAATTCACTTGACCAAAAGAAAGTAGAAGATATGATTGCTGATGGAGTTAATAAAGATTTAATTTCAGCATTAGCAACTCTACAAGGTAAAGATTTAAACATTGATGCTAAAGTACCAGAATTTCCTGTAACAGGAGCAGATTTGATTGCCAATGGCATGAAGCCAGGACCTGAAATGGGCGCAAAACTTGGACAACTTAAACAAACATGGAAGAAAAGTAACTTCACTGCTACAAAAAATGAGTTATTGGGTGAATCAAAATTAACTGAATCAACTCATAAGTTTTTGACTGGCACCGATGTTACATTTGGTGGTACAAAGTATGACAAAATAGAAGTTGAAGTAGTTGGCGTAGATAATGTCAATAGAAAGTATAAAATTATGATACTTGCACCAAAGGAATTATTTGGAAAAGAAGTATCTGTGTCAGCAAAGTTCATTCATAGAGGACCTTGGGTAAAGACTCAAACTCCTGACGCATTCAACGGAGAAAGTTAATGAATGTTTATAAAGAAACAATCTGGCATTTCACTTGCAAAGTATGTTCTGGATTTTGGTCAATAGCGGCTTCTGATAAATGGACACCAACAGAACTGTTTTGTCCTCATTGTAGTTCTAAGCGTACATATGATAACGAACTAGTAGATATTGATAACGATTATAAACCTACTAATTCTCCTATGACGCCAGACCCAGATATTGATTACGAAGAAGCCGGGTTGAGAGGGCAAGTGGAAAACTATCTTGAGTTTGAAAAAGAGTTTCTTAAAGAAGATAAAGAGGGGTGGTGTTCATGCGGCCACAAGATAACAGAGTGTGATTGCAAAGCAGGATGCGAATGTGGATGCAGAAAACGATTCCTCGGGGCATTTTAATAAAGTACGACTTAATAAATGATAAAATAGATAAATACTATTGTTAAAACCATAGTTCAAATACTATTATAGGAGATAAGAAAATGGCAAGAACACTAGACAAATTCGGTGTACCACTAGATTCCGGAACTGATGCACTAGGATCAGGTATTCTACAACCAAAACTAAACTATCGCTTTCGTGTAATAGTTGCAGGCTTTGGTGGAATAGGTACTATACCAGCAGAATTTACAAGACAGGTTATGAATGTATCCCGTCCAAAAGTATCACATGAGTCTATTCCATTAGATTCGTACAACTCACGTATGTACGTAATGGGTAAGCACACATGGGAACCAATTACAATTACATTACGTGATGATATCGGAAACAATCTAACTAAGTTAGTTGGTTCACAGGTACAATCACAGTTAGACCATAAAACTCAACTAGGTCCATCAGCAGGAACTAATTACAAGTTTTCTACATTGATTGAAATTTTAGATGGTAACACAGGAAACGCGACAGAGCAATGGCAACTAGAAGGTTGTTTCATTACTAACGCTGATTATTCTCAAACTGATTATGCAGTTTCAGATCCAGTTACGATCACATTGACTCTTCAATATGATAACGCAGTAATGAATGATGATATCTTTGTAAGTAAAGGTTTTACAAATGATTCAACGGCAGGCGGATAGTAAAAGAGTTACTATCTAATGGCTGAACCGAAGTTTCCAAAATTCACGAAGAACTCCGCTAGGCGAATCTTAGCGGATAGTGCTAATGCAAAACATCGTTTTGGATTTGCAGGCGAACGTGGTTCGCCTATTACCTCTGCCCCTAAACTCTCTGATCTATGGTTCATAGAGTTTAAGACAGTTACAGGTGACGAAGGAGTTGCACTAGATATCTCTGCACTTGCAAAGTCAGTATCTCATATTTCTCTTATGACATCCGTGATGCCAATAGATCAATATGGTAAAAGAATCTACGTTCCAACTCGTGTTGATTTCCCAGAAGTAACAATTCAAATGTATGATACAATTGACGGTAAAATGTTTGACTTTTCCCGAGAGATTTATAGTAAATTCTTTAAGAACCAAGACGCTGTAGTTACACCAAAAACTTCAGAAGATGTTCTAACAGGTGTTGGCAAACACGGTAGAAAGTTACCGAGTGGCTATCATGAGTATTATCATCAATCCTTTGAAAAAATATCTATATATCACTTCTTTGGCAATCTTGAGACTCCTGGAGATCTTAGTGCTGATTATATGGGTAAAGGAACAATTCAAAAGATTGAATTGATAAATCCATTAGTAACTGGACTTACTTTTTCTTCTAGTGATTACAGTATTTCTGAACTAAGAACAGTTGATATGACTATTCAACCAGAAAACGTCAGAATAGAAAAAGTCGAGAAAGTTAATTTTCCAAATTGGATGACTGAAGGTCTGGATTATCTTATGGATGAGTTAGTATCTCTTAAAACACCAGCATTTTATACATATCCTAAAGACTTGGAAAATTCATTCGATGGTTATGACACTGTAAATAATTTTTCTCAACTATCACCAAATGATCCCAGAAATAAAGACCCATTTGGAGATAAATGGAAAACTAAAAATAATTTTACAGCACTATCTAAGACAGATCCCAGAAATCAAGACCCATTTAAAGATAAATGGAAAACTAAAAATACGTATAAGAAATACGAGGGAACAGACCCTACTGAAGGGAATGAGATGGCGAAGATAGATTATGAGAAGAGAGATAAACAAGACGCACTTGACGACAAACGAAAACTCGCTGATTTGATGAGATTATATAATGCACAGGTTCAAAATCCAACAGATAAAGGCATTGAAGAAATGACAGCCGAATTAAAAGCAAATATTGGGGTAATAGATGCGGCAAGACTAAGCAAGTTTACCAAGAAAGATGGAGAAGAGCAGTTCGAAGATGGTTGGAATTTTACAGATAATCCAACTGCTGATACTTCAGATATTCCAGGATTTGGTCCTCTAGGCGACAGTAACCCAGTGATTAATTCTCTAAATCAAGGTGCAATCAGAGGTCTTCCATCATATTCACCTACAAATTTCGGATCATCAATGATAAATGAATTAGTATCATCGTTCTTTGGTAATCGTTCTTTTAATATGAATAATACTAATAATAGTTTATTTGGTGGGTTAACTAATCTACTATCTACATCAGCGAGAGAGATAAGTGGCTCGAAGATAACTGATGGCATCGCATCAAGTAAAAAAAGTAGTACTCCGACATCTACAGTATTAGAAACTAATAATGCATTACCAGATATAGTGGAGAATATATATAAAAGAGGCTCAGAATCATCATTTTCTCCGGGCGTAAGTAAAATAATAAAGTATAACCAATCATGAAAATAGATATCTTAACTGCAAAATTATTGAAAAAGGGCTTTTCTGAAGCCAAAGCAGAATTGTATGCAGTAGAACTTACAAATGTTGCGAAGACATATGGTATAAATCCATATGAATTTGTTGATGAGATTTCAGAAGACTTCTCTTTCAATGATTTAGGGTCATTCGTCTTTAATAATGCCTTGAGATTCGGATATCAAACAGGAAAGATGACTCCTACTAAACCGAACACTTACGTTGCAAGAGCAATTATTAAATAATGCCAAAATTCCATCAAGGAAAATACACAGTTCTAAACCAATCAAAATACTCAGGAAGCGGTAGTCCCACTTTCAGAAGTAGTTGGGAACAGACTTTCATGCAGTTTTGTGATAACAATCCAAACGTAATGGCATGGGCAAGTGAACCAGTACGAATTACATATCAACATCCATTAACTGGTAAAATCACAGCATATGTTCCAGACTTTATTGTCGTATACAGAGATACTAAAGGAAAGAAGAATGCAGAACTGATTGAGATAAAACCAGCAAATCAGTCTAATCCAAAACTTGCTCGTGGCAGGGCACAACAGGCACAAGTTGCAATAAACTATGCTAAGTGGGATGCCGCAACACACTGGGCTAAAAAAAGAGGTATGAAGTTCAGAGTTCTTAATGAGGGCGATATTTACGCCAACACTAAGAAACAAAAAGAAGTTAAACCTCGTAAAAAGAAATAACACACCTTAGGACTGATATAAGTTT